GGGTCGGCCGCAGTTGCGGTTTGTTGGCTGATTTGTAGGTTGCCTACAGTCGGAGACTGGCGGCGCGGGAAGGGGTGCAGGGTGTCGGGTGGCCGTTTGAGCAGGTGTTTCACCAGATTGAATAAGGCTATGCCGGTTCTGCTTGACACGACTGGCATCATTCTGTTGTCGGGATCTGCCATGTTGTTCTTCGGTGTGGCAGCAGGAGCAGCCGCGCTCGGCGTCGGCTGCCTGGTCCTGAACTGGCGGTTCTACGGCAGCTGAGCAAGGGAGGGGCCGGTGGCGAGGACCATCCTCGGCGACGTCGCCAACAGCCTCCGCACCCTCACCAACCGCGCCCCCATCGCCCTCGCCCCGCAGGGCGGCCGCTCCGGGCTCGTCTCCAGCATCGTCCGCCCCGCCGGCCAGGAAGCGCAGATGCGCGCCATGGGCTCGGTCGGGACCCTGTTCGCGATCGTTGAGAGGCTCACGACCGCCTACTCGCAGGTTGAATGGCACCTCTACCGCTCCGCCAAGTCCGGCCGCGACGAGGACCGCGATGAGGTCACCTCGCATCCTGCGCTCGACCTGTGGGAGCAGCCCAACCCGTTCATGACCGGCCCGCAGTTCCGCGAGGCCACGCAGCAGCACGAGGAACTCACCGGCGAGCAGTGGTGGATCCCTGCCCGCGATGACCGGTTCACGTTCCCCCGCGAGCTGTGGTTCGCCCGCCCCGACCGCATGACCCCCATACCCGACCGGGAGACATTCCTGTCCGGGTACGTGTACGCCTCCCCGGCCGGCGAGCAGGTACCCCTCGGTGTCGACGACGTCATCATGCTGCGCCGCCCCAACCCCTTGGATCCGTACCGCGGGTGGGGGCCGGTTCAGACGATCCTCGCCGACCTCGACTCCAGCAGGGCGAGCGCGGAGTGGAACGCCAACTTCTTCCGCAACAGCGCGCAACCCGGCGGCATCGTCCAAGTCGACCGCCGCCTGGACGACAACGAGTTCAACGAGTTCCGCGACCGGTGGGCCGAACAGCACCGCGGCGTCGCCAACGCCCACCGGGTCGCGGTGCTGGAGAACGGCCTGACGTGGGTGGACCGCAGCTTCTCCATGACCGACATGCAGTTCGTGGAACTCCGCAACGCGGGCAGGGAGATCATCCGCGAGGCGTTCGGTTTCCCGAAGCCGCTGCTCGGAACCGTCGATGACGCCAACCGCGCCAACATGGAATCGGCGGAGGAGATCTTCGCCAAGTGGCTCGTGAGGACCCGCCTCCGCCGTACTCGGCAAGCCCTCAACACCCGCCTCCTGCCCATGTACGGGCGGCTCGGTGAAGGCCTCGAATTCGACTTCGACGACCCGGTGTCCGCAGACACCGAGATGGAGTCGAAGCAGCTCACCGCCCAAGCCAACGCGGCCGGCGTGCTGGTACAGGCAGGCTTCGACCCGGCGGGTGTGCTGTCCGCGGTCGGCCTGCCTGAGATCGCCTACTCGGGCGCCCCCACCGCGCCGGCCCCGGCTGTGGAGCCGGTGGCGTCGTGGGACGACGCGGTCGCCGGGCTCCTCGGCGAGGACGTCGAGAACGCGATGCGGTGGGAGGTCGTCACCAAGGACGACGACAACGTGTGCGGGCCGTGCGCCGAGAACAGCGGGCGTCTCTACCGCAACCGGGCGCAGGCCTACAAGGACTACCCCGGCGGCTCCGGCTACGTGAACTGCACCGGGGCGAAGTACGGCAACGACTGCCGCTGCAAGGTCGTCAAGCGCCGGAAGGCAAGGGACGAGGAATGATCACACTGCCCTCAAACATCGCCTCCTTCGCCGCCAAGCAGCGCGAGAAGGCCGACAAGCTGCGCGCCCAGCACGGCGTCGAGCCGCAGTCCTGGTACCGCATCACCAACGCTGCGGACTCCGATGAGGCTGAGGTGATGCTGTACGACGAGGTTGGGGGCTGGTTCGGCGCGACCGCAGACCAGTTCATCGCGGACCTGCGAGGGATCACGGCCCCGAACCTGCGGCTGCGGATCAACAGCCCCGGCGGGTCGGTGTTCGAGGGCATCGCGATCGCCAATGCGGTCCGCTCCCACCCGGCGAACGTCACCGTCCAGGTCGACGGGATCGCCGCCTCGATCGCCTCCGTCATCGCGATGGCCGGGGACCGGATCGAGATGGCCCCCAACAGCATGCTCATGATCCACGACGCGTCCGGCGTCTGCCTCGGTAACGCCAGCGACATGGAGGAGATGGCCGAACTCCTCGACCTCATCTCCGACAACATCGCCGACGCATACGCCTCTCGCGCGGGCGGCACCCGCGACCAGTGGCGCGACCGCATGCGCGCGGAGACCTGGTACCTCCCCGAGGACGCTGTCGAGAACGGGCTCGCCGATGAGGCCGTCCAGGTCCCGAAGTCCGGAACGCCGGCCGAGCCCAACGAGGAAGAGAGCGAGCCGGACATGGCCCGCGCCTACGACCTCGCCGCCTACGGCTACACCGGCCCTCGCCGCGAGGAGCCGAAGGCCGAGACCGGGCTGACCGAGGACATCCGTTCGCTGATCGGCGAGGAAGTCGCCGCGCAGCTGCGCGCGGCCGTGGCACCGGCCGTAGAGGATGCCCCGGCCACCCCCGAGGAGCCCGTCGAGGAACCCGCGCCCGAACCCGAGGCGCATGCCGACCCGCCGGCCGAACCCGAGCCTGCCGCCGAACCCGTAGACGAGTGGGCGGCGATGGTCGCCCACCTCACCCAGGACGAGCCCGACGCGTGGTCGGTGCTGGTCTCCAACCTCACCACCACGGCGTCGTCCAGCGCGGCGATGGAAGCCTGAAGGAGGCACCTGTGGCAACCCCCACCATCCCGAGCAACGCCGCTGAGCTGGAGGACATGCTCGGCGACACCGGGTTCCTCAAGCAGTTCAAGGACCAGGGCGAGCTGAAGGACTGGATCGTCGCCTACGGCAAGACCCAGGCCGACAAGGACCCCGGGATCGAGACCCAGATCCGCGAGCAGGTCCAGGCCGAGATCGCCAACGCGCTCCGCAGCGACCAGGTCGAGAACATCCACCGCCTCAACATGGCGCCCACGTGGAGCGACGGCTCCTCGAACCGGTCGAAGTACTACAACGGCAAGGCCCCGGGTGCCGCGCTCGACAAGCAGTTCACCAACTGGGGTGACTACCTCACCGCGACGTGGGCCGGCGCGAACACGGCGGAGGCGTTCTCGGCGCGTTCGGACATCAAGAAGATCCAGAACGCGTTCGGGTCCACGGTTCCCTCGGACGGCGGGTTCTTGATCCCCGAGAGCCTCAGGAGCGAGCTGCTGCGCGTGCCGATGGAGAAGGGCGTCGTCCGCTCCCGCGCCCGGGTCGTGCCCATGGAAACCCTCATGGTCCCGTACCCGATGATCGACAACACGTCGAACGCGTCCAGCGTGCACGGCGGCATCACCGGCTACTGGACCGAGGAGGGCGGCACCCTCACCGACTCCAGCCCGACGTTCGGCCGGATCGAGCTGCTCGCGAAGAAGCTCACGCTGTACAGCGAGATCCCCAACGAGCTGTTCCAGGACTCGCTGCTGAGCCTGGAGCAGTTCATGAGCGAGTCCTACCCGGAGGCCCTCCTCTGGTTCGAGGACTGCGCGTTCATCGACGGTAACGGCGTCGGCCAGCCCCTCGGCTTCCTGAACGCCCCGGCCGCCGTCAGCGTCGCCAAGGAGTCCGGGCAGGCCGCGGGCACGATCGTGTGGGAGAACATCGTCAAGGCGTACTCCCGCATGCTCCCCAGCAGCATCGGCAACGCCGTGTGGATCGCCCACATCGACACCCTGCCCGAACTCGCCACCATGGCCCTCTCCGTCGGCACCGGCGGCAGCGCCGTGTGGATCGGCGACGGCGGCGGCGAGGCGGCCCCGCCCATGCGGATCCTCGGCCGCCCGGTCGTGTTCACGGAGAAGGTGTCCAGTGTCGGCACCGTCGGTGACATCAACTTCGTGGACCTGGGCTACTACCTCGTCGGTGACCGCCAAGCCATGCAGATGAGCACCAGCACCGAGTTCAAGTTCGGCAACGACAAGACCGCGATGCGGCTGATCGAGCGTGTCGACGGCACCCCGTGGATCAAGTCCGCGATCACCCCCCGCAAGGGCTCCAACACCCTGTCCCCGTTCGTGAAGGTCGCGACCCGCTGACCCTCCACCCCCGGCCCGGCACTAACCCCCCGGGCCGGGGCCACACCCAGGACGGCAGTAACGCCCCGTCCGGAAAGGAAAGTCCATGGGAGCCATGGAAGGCCTCGGCCGCACCTTCAACTGCGTGCCGATCGCGGCCGGAGCGGCGCTGTCGCTGCGGGACGCGGGCGGTGTCACGTTCGTCTGCACCGGCAACGACACGTTCACCCTGACCTGCTCGGACAGCTTCGGCGGGTCGTACGCGTCGCCGGGCAACATCATCACCAAGAAGATCACCAACACGGCGACCAACGGCACCGCCGCATGGGCCACCGCCACCCAGACCGCCTCCAACGCAGTCACCATCTCCTCCGGCGCGGTCGCCTTCTACGTGTCCGGTGACTCCCTGCCCGACGGCAAGGCCTACGTCAAGGTCTCCGTGGGCGCCTCCGGCCTCGTCACCGCCGTCTTCCACGACCTCACCGTCCAGCGCAAGCCCGACAACCTGGCGATCGTGGGGGCCTGACCATGTCCGTGATCATCCAGAGCGACCAGCTCCGCACCGTGGTGCTGGGCACGCAGGTCGCCAACTCCTCCGGGAAGACCGTCCCGCAGAACGCCACCAGCACGATCTTCACCGTGGCCGGCGGCCGAATCGCCGTCACCTCGCTCGTCGGGAAGGTGACTACCGTCATCGCCGGGACCACGCCGGCGCTGAAGCTCGTGGCGACGCCCACCGTGGGTACCGCGAACGACATGTGCACGACGGGCACGATCACTGGTGACGAGGTTGGCACCCTCTACTCGCTGCCTGGCCCGACCGGTTCGGCGCTGAACATCTCCG